ATCTTCTACATCGGAAGATGATGGTACTTCTATAAAACTTGCAAAATTATCTTTAGCAGTTTTAAATGGTGTAGTATTTGAGGGATTTAGATTAATCTCGGTAACCTCTGGACATTTTGGTTCTAAACATAAAAATGACTCAAATGCAAGAATTTTATCAATAGCAGAAAAAACTGAACCTGCAACTTTACCAATTCCACCCATAAGATCACCTATTCCATCTAAAATTGGAGCCAATGCTTTATCAATATTTGCTGCTAAGTTATTAATTAATGAATTAGCGAATTGTTGTGCTGCACAAAGAGGAATATTTATTACTTTACCTACCAACTCACTTAAGAAATTTGATACAAAATCAACAAGACCGTCTAATATCCTTGTAAATTCGCATAAAATTTGATTTATGATTTTCTGAACTATAGTTCCTTTTATAGTATTTGCAAGTGTAGTAAAAATTTTATCAACTATTGCCTGAATTACACCTCTAATTTTATCTATTATAAAATTACGTAATCTTTGAACAATTGTTCTGAGAGCAGCAGCAATAATACTTGAAGCATCCTTAATTAAACTTCTTATATTACTTAAATCAGATAATACTTCATTCACATACATCTGACCATATTTTCTAATCAACTTTAACTGTTCGAAAAAATTTCGTAGTGCACCACTAATTTTACCCAACTCACTTTTACCACAAGGATCTCCAGTATCTACTAGTGCTTCAGCAAATATTGTTGATTTTACAATGTGTTGAGAATTTCCATATAGTTGAGTTTTATCAACTTTATCTCCTTTAATACTTTTTAATGCTTGTATGTTGGATGCCATTATATTACAATTGTATACGGTTATTTATAGAGCAGGATTAAGGTCGATAGTTGTGCCTGTTGATTCATCACTAGTAGTAGGAACCTTAACTTCCAGATTTAAAAAATCTTCTTTATTAATTTCTGTTTGTCCTCCTGGTGGATTTCCTGTTGTAACTTGATGTTTACCTGGTCTCATACCAGAATTATATCTATTTACTCTTTTAAAACTATCTGATTTATTTACCTCATAATCTGGTAAATTATTATTAAGAACATGAGTAATAACAGGTTGTTGTTCTCCCTCATCCAAAAAGAATCCTATTACCCATTCACCACCCCATATACCACTGGATACATAATTTTTAGATCCATGTAAAGTTGATTTAGCAACAATTGCCCATGGCAAATTATCATCAGAAAGATTATCACTAAATCTTGGATGTTTTCCAGTTATTCTTATTTTTACACGATCTCCATGCATATCAGGCCATTCACCTTTTTTAACAACTTCATTTTGATCCGTAGCAACTTGTGCAATGAACCATTTATAATTATTACCGATTGTTCCTAAATTATTTTTCATTAGCTGTTTTTAGAGTATAGTCCATAAGAATCACGAACCAAAGTCATCGAAGTCATAGATTTGGTAGGATTAAAATGATGACATAAATCAATAATCAAGTATTTTCCACTTTGTACTGGATCATCAGATCCTTGCTCTTTACTATTTTGTGTAACAATTTCAAAATTACAGTTAATAGTATCACCAGCTTTCAAATTGATATTACAAGGTACTTGCATATTTAACACTTGACTGAATAATATATTATATCTCATCGTAGATTGTGCTTGCCATTTAGTGGGATCATTATTATCAGGACCATCAACTTCAGGACTATGTGTTCCAATATCTAAAATATCAAAATGAGTTCTAGTAAATTTTCCTGTATTAATGTCAGTATCTACATCAGGTTCTTCTGTATTTTTACCCAAGGATTTTATTAATTCAGTAAATTCAAATGGTGCTTCAATTTCTTCAAATGTTCTAGGATCAAAATAGATGTTACGTGAATTTAAAACACCAGTTTTTAAAGAATTAAGAAAATTTTGATTCTTACTAATAAAAAAAGATTGAATCTTAAAATCATTAATATTATTATCTATATTGGCTGCAAATGCGTCTGATCTATAATAAGTTGCTACTGGTTGTTGAGAAATTAAGGAATCAATGGATCTAAAATTAAATCCCGTTCTTGTTTCATAAAAGAAAAATCCAGCATTACCTTCAGATGGCATAGACTTTGCTGCCAACCACATTATTAGTTCAAAAGGAGGATAGCTGTTGCCAATAAAGGAATAGTCATTACTAGTATCCTCAATTTTTACTTTATTTTGTTCTACATCAAAATATTCTTTTATAATGTTTCCGACAGTATTTCCAATATTTCCACTATATTTTTTATATACTGTAGAATTTTGATTTGTAAGTGATGATTGAGATATTAAATTAATAAGAATTGCATTCTGTTGAGAAGTTTGACTTAAATTTGATGCACTATTAATAATGAGTGGATTTTTTTCAAAATCAAGAGTGCCTGAATTACCATTTCTTATTTTAAACTTAACTTTCTCACCACTCGTAATAGGAAGTGCATTGTATATTGAACCTAATCTTTCTTGTCTGTCATAATTACTATCATACGCTGTCGAACCACCAGTATCAATAAATGTAAGTGATGCTGTTATATTAGGAGACAATACACTTTCATAATAAGAAAAACTAGTTGTTTTTCCTTGAATATTTACTTCTTTACCATCCTTATCGATGGTGAGAAGTTCATAAATTGATGCTTGTGCTGCTTTTGCCATTTATCTTAATCGGTAGTCCATATAGATGGTAGTTTTATTTCATTTAAATGATTAATGTTAAATAATTTATCATTTTTTGATTCAAAATTCATATTTAATGGCACATATTCTATTTCTCTTTGATATGCAAAAATAATTGAATTTTCGTATGAATTAGTATTTAAAAAATTCAAATTGTTTTTTATCATGTTTACATTGTTAATTTTACTTATTTTGTTTTTATTAAAATTTTTTCTATCTAATATTTTTTTATCCTCTTCAGTTGCCGACATATTCCAGAGAACTGCTGGTACATCATTCTTCTTAAATCTTACTGTACCATTCTGATCAATATAATAAGTTTTTTTATTAAATTCATTTGCAGTTAATTTTTTAATTTCACCAGTATCTTCATCAACTTCTTCCTTAATTATAGTAGTATTTGGATCAAAGGGTTTTCTATTCCTTCTATTCTCGTCAATTTGTTTATTACCCTTTCTTAAATTATTAATTACATCTACTATAGGTTGAAGTTTCTTAATTGCATTTTCCAATTCCTTAAGTTTTCCATCTTGAAGATTCCCATTATCATCAAATTTTGCAATACCATCGAAAGATCCTTCTTCTTCAAATGGTTTAGTAATGGAATCAAAAATAAATACAAAACTATCTTTAATTACCGTAAGAATCTTTGCTATATTATCAAATAAACCTTGATTATTTTCTTTAAATTCTTTAAACTTTTCAATTATATCATCTATAGCATTTACTACTATACCAGTTAATAATATACCACCAAGTCCTAATATTTTATCAAAAATATTCATAGGACTTTTTAATATGGATTGTACTTTTTTTCCTGTTGGAGTTTTAGAAGATCTTATATTCCTTTCCATATTTCTTATTTCCTTTCTTTCAAGAACATTTCTTTCTATTCGTTCTCGATCAAGACGTTGTTTTTTTATTTTTTTAATATTTTGAATAAGCTTAGATTTAATTTTATTAGAATTCCTTTTTATTTTTTTAATATTATCAGCATCAGTTTTTTTATTATACCTCCCTTTAAAAAAATTTAACATCCTCCTCTTAGTGGATTTTACTGCTTTTTGAAGTCCTCTTGCAGTAGAACGTCTTGCTTTTCCTATTGCTCTCCCACTAGCACGTGCTGCTTTTCCAGTAGCACTTGCTGCTTTCCCTACTACTTTTCCAGTTGCAGATATTCCTTTTGCCGTTGCTTTTCCAGCAACGGTAAGTCCTTTTGCAGTTGCCGATACTACACCCGATACTACTTTTCCTATTCCTAATACTACTGTTGGTAATGGCATATCTTACACGTATATTCCGTAGTAATTTGAGGTTAATTGTCTGTAAGGATCACTTATATTTTTTGAATCAATGTGTAAAACATCAGTTGCTACAGAAGATTTGGAAAGCATTATATCTCTGTTTCTTTCAATTGTATCTAAATTGATTGGTATAAAATTTATATTTGAATTTAATTGAAGACTACTGAGTTTATTATCTTCTTGATTATTATTTTCAAAAATAATATTTTCTGATCGTTGATTTTTAAGTAATTTTTTTAAATAATTTATTTGTCTAGTGAACTTATCTTTTGTACCGTAGAAGATATTAAGAGGATTTCTAATATTGCTTATATTTGCTCTTTCATTCTCCAATCTAGAAATAAGTGCTAATATATTACCTTGACTAGCACCACCTGGTTGTGATTTTAAATAATCATCCATCGTCATTCCATCAACTTTCAACACCTGAGGATCGAATGGTTGAGTATCATCTTCTCCAGCTCCTACTTTAAGATCAATTTTCTTATCAAATACTCTTCGAGCGACTTCCTCCATTAGTTTTATTCCTTTATCACTTCCAGCTGCAAAAAGAAGTAAAGGTGATAAGGGTGATAATAAAAATTTTATACTACTTACAACACCTAAGAGTGGTGCTATAAATGTTGCAGCTGATAGAACTCCAATAGTGCCTACTATCCATTTCCAATTTTTAATAAGTATTTTAAAAAATTTTGATACTTTTTTTTGATTTTCTTCATCCTTAAACCAATTAAATACAGCATTAGTCAATATTCCAGTACCTAATATTCCACCTAATGCTATTAATTTATCAAAAATATTTGAGAAAGGAGAAGCAGCCTTAGATGCAGTTCTTGTGAATATATTTCCTGATGGTAATTTTTCTTTTCGTTTCTCTATTAATCCTTCTGCTCTTCCAAATTTTCCTTTAGATTTTTGTTTTTTTATATCACTAATATCTTTTTTATTCTCTGCAATACGATTTGCAAAATCTAATGACATTGCATTACCAATATCCATAAGAATATCATTTATTTCATCTAATTTTGATTCATTTTCGTTAATATTACTACCATCACCCTCATCATTATGAGAATGAGAATTTAATGTTTCAGTAATTGAAGTTATACTCTCAATATTTTTTCTTATATCTACAGCAAGACTACTAAGTCTCAAATTAATATTTTTAATCTCATTCTCTAAAAAACTTCCAGCTGCATAAGATGAACCCATAAATTTTGCAGCATTTATTGTGGGTTTATTATTTGTATTTCCTGAACTTGTTACGTTAACCACTTTGTTGTTGCTGTTGTTTTAGATTTTCCTCTTCAATATATTGTTTGAGTAGAGAAATATAAACTTCTCGTTCCCAAGGAATCATGTTTTCGAGCTCTGTTAATGAGTATTTATGGTGTTGCATCAAGGCAAAGTTTAATTTATAGTATGACTCAAGATCTGTATGAGCCATACTTAACTGAAAAAACTTGCTAATCCCTCCAATACGACTTCAGATTCTACCTTTGTATTAGGGTTTTTTACCTTAACTATATGAGAAAGTTTAGGCATAGTTGTAAAGAATTTCTCCACGTCTTTAAATTGTTTTGTGTTCAATTGTTCGATAAATTCTGATAATTCTTTTTTAGTAGAATCATTAGCACTCCAACTTTCTTCTTCATTATATATCATATCAATACAAGAAATAATCATATCTAATGATTGAGAAACTTCACTTCTACTGGTGTCAGACGCATCAAAATTATTTTCAATAAACTCATTCATTGATGGGTATTTCAATTTCATTGAAAGATTATCATCAAGTTTAACAATATTTGTATGATTTTTATCTTTTTTAACTTTGATAGAATCAATATCAATTTCCATTTGAACCTGTGTCTCTCCATCATCAGGACACGTCACATTCACTTCCACAGTTTCACCGACTGATTTAGAACGTACATTCAGGAACAAATATTCAATATCAAAAGTAGAAAGTTTTTCAACCTTGATAGTTTTTGTGAGAATACAATTATTAAGTATATCAATAATAGCAGAAGTAATCTGCTTCATATCATCAGACTCCATGGCCATGACTAATATCTTTTCCTCTCTTACTAGAAAAGGACGATATTTAATTTTTTTTCCATTGGAAGGTAATACCAAGTCAAATGTCGGGGTATTAATTTTTGGTAAAGGCATAATATATTATTAATTTGTATATTATATAGTCAGTTAATCTTAACCTATAACTGTTTCTCGTCCTTCGTTAGATAATATTTGCTCTGCCTGTGATCGAGTATATCCACCAGAATCCATAAGGTTTCGAACTTCAGGATCAATAATATTAAATAAACTCTGCGAAGGAGATCTAGAATATCTAGTATCAAGGAAAGTACGTGGTATATCATCAAAATCGCTTATAGGAGAATTGATATAACTTCCTTTAGGATTCACAATATAACGATCATAATTAAAAGTGACATTTACTTTTAATAACTCAGCGTCTCCATATGATACTGGAATAGTAGTCATAGTTTTAGGAAAAGCATTAATAAATTGATAATCTATTTGAGTTGTAATATCTTTTTCAAACTTAGATATAAACATTGTCTGAACTTTATAATCATCAGGATATCTGTATCTCTTATAATAATTATCACGTAACTCACTAATTTGACTATGAGATCCACTTGAGATAAAATCCATCCAACCTTCAAAAACTCTTAGATTAGTATAATCAGTATCAATATAGAAAGTAAAATCAATATCAGTGTATAAACGAGTATGTGCAAACTCTTGAGGTATTCCCATAAAATTATCTTTCACCTCACCAGTAGCATATGATGTGGTTGGTAATACCGCTTCAGAACAAAGAAGACCACTCTTTCTTGATAGGAAAGTACCTGGATTGTTTATTCCAAGATATTCACCCAAATATTGTAATATTTCAGGTTTTAATGAAGAAAAACTTACTAGATAATGATTGGATTGTGAAATTTTACCAACCAGATCTTGCACCTGATTCATTGTAATACTTTTTACAAGCCTATTAGCCACTCTAAATACCTTATAAGATTCTTTTATTATTAGTTATTTAGATGACTTACAAAGGAAAATTTAGACCAAGGGTTCCGAATAAGTATCGAGGCGATTATACTAACATAATATATCGCTCTTCATGGGAACTGAAATTTATGAAATACTGTGATACAAACAAAAATATCTTAGAGTGGGGAAGTGAGGAAGTTATAGTTCCATATCGTTCACCAATTGACAATAGATATCATAGATATTTTCCAGATTTCTATATTAAGGTAAGAGAAAGCACAGGAAAGATCAAAAGAATGATAATTGAAATAAAACCCCAAAAACAATGTGTAGAACCAAAGGTTCAAAAAAGAAAAACAAAGAATTATGTATATCAAGTTTGTGAATATGCCAAAAATCAGGCAAAATGGGAAGCAGCAAAAGAATTCTGTGAAGATAGGCAGTGGGAATTTAAAATACTGACAGAGAATGAATTAGGTATAAAATAATGAGTCGTATTAGATCTGTAAGAGACAATTTAATTGGAACTGAAGATGCTGATGATTTAATGTTTGAAATTATAAGTGTTCTAACTGAAGGTAATAAAATTCCAGAGGTAGGTAATTTTTATGTATTTGTTTATAATCCAAAAACACCTAATATTACATACGACCAAAATCCATTAGTAGCCGTCACTGAAGTTTTAGAATGGGGATTCCGTGGAATCAATTTTCATTGGGGTCAACCTCGTCAATATACATGGAGTGAAGTTGCAGGAGGTCTTTATCAAGTATATGATAATGAGTTAAATGACCTCGATGCAATACCTTTCTCTAAAATTCTCATAAATAGATAAAAAAGAAATATAATGCCACAAACTGTTCTTCGATATCCGTTAAAAATATTTACAGAAGAAACTGACTATCTACAAATAGATGTGCAGGAGTATAGGTCTATTGGAGGAGGAAGTCCTACTGATAGTGGCAGTGAAATAGGTCGTTCAACTGGATTTAACCCAACATCACTTACAAGTGATCCTAGAAATAGATTCAGAAGAAATAGTACTAGAAGACCTATCAGTACAATGTTATTACCAATACCATCAAATATTCAAGATGGTAATGCTGTTAAGTATAATGACGATGAATTGAATAGTATTTCTGCAGCTGCAGCTGCTGGTGCAGCAAATTTAATGAGAGGAACAGCAGATGCTGGTTTTGATATTGATAGACAAATAAAAAATTTTAAAACATCTATGACATCTGCTCTAAATCAATCTGGATTAAATTTAGGAAATAGTCAAGATTTAATAACCAAATTTTTAGCAGGTCAGGCAGTAGGTTTATTTGGTGGTAATGTAACAATACAACAGTTATTAGCAAGGCAACAGGGAGAAATATTTAACCCAAATATGGAACTTCTCTTTAACGGACCTACATTAAGAGCATTTAAGTTTTCATTTAAAATGATGCCAAGAAATAAAGATGAATCAGATCAAGTTAAAAATATCATAAGAACATTTAAAAAAGGTATGGCACCTAAGACTAGTGAAAGTCGTGCATTTTTAAAAACACCGAATATCTTTGAATTGAGGTATAGACAAGGAGGAACAGAGCATAGATTCTTGAATAAATTTAAACAATGCTTCTTACAAGATGTATCAGTTAATTATACTGGTGAGGGTAATTATGCTACTTATGAAGATGGAACACCTATCTCCATGATAATGGACTTAACATTCAAAGAACTTGAGCCAATTTATGATATTGATTATGAAGATCCAATTACAAAATTACCAAGAGACAGTACAGTAGGTTATTAAAATGGGATATTTTAGAGAACTACCAAATTTAGATTATCAATCATTCATATCCAAGAATACACGTGGATCTAATGATTATATACGTGTAAAAAATCTTTTCAGAAGATCTAAGATACGTGATGATTTACAAAATGTTTTTACAATATTCAATAAGTATCAAATAAAAGAAGGTGCAAGACCAGATAATGTTGCCGAAGAATTTTATGGTGATCCTGAATTAGATTATGTCGTTATTATTACTGCAGGTATTATTAATATAAGAGATGAATGGCCACTATCAAATAAAGAATTGTATAATTATTCTCTTGATATTTACGGAAATTCTTTGACTGATGTACATCATTGGGAAACAAAAGAGGTAAAAGATCTGAATGGTAAATTAATTTTACCAAAGGGAAAAATAGTAGATTCTACATTTACAATACCAGATCCAGATTTATTCAATAACACATTGAATCCTGTAGCACCCATTAGTAACTATGAATATGAAACAATGAAAAATGATAAGAAAAGATCAATCTATATTTTAAAAATAGAATATCTACAACAATTCTTAAATGATATGAGAAATGAAATGATTTATTCCAGATCTTCTCAATATATACAAGATGATGTAATTAAAACGGAAAATACTAAAATTACAATTCCATAAAAAAAGGGGTCTTAACGACCCCTTTGTTATATTATTCTGCTGCCAGTTGAGCAAAATACGATAGTGTGTCATCTTCATCATCAGATGAAGCTGCAGTACGATGACGACCACTAACAAGTTCTTCAGCAGAACCACGATTGTCATCTTCATCAATAGTTTCTACATCTTCATGAACTGTAGTTGTCTTATTACCAAGAACATAACCAAGACGTTTCTTTAATTCACTATAAGATTTAAACTGATCTGCATCCACAAACTCATGAAGAGAACTTTCTTTCTTCCAGAGTGCTTCAAGTGCATCATCGTCATCCAATAATGGACTTACAGCAGCAAACTCAGAACTGTCGTAGTTTCTATAACCTGCTACGTTCTTTGCTTTTAATTTGAAGTTGGCACCCTGCCAGAAATCGAATGGATCGATTGCTTCTTCATCCTCAAACTCAGGTTGCATTGCTGCAGTAAGTTTGTCAAAGAT